CGGCGTTGTTGCGCCGGTTTGCTCGGCCGGGATCGCCGGCCGCCGCTATCTCCTGACAAACGAAATCGTCACAAGCCAGGGACGCACCGACAGACAAGAGCGCGTCATTCAAATCCGCGCATGACGGGGTTTCAGCCCGGCGCCTGGCGCGGTTCGCCGCTCGCCATGCCGCGCGACCTGAAGCCGGCACGCCGGCCGCTCGTCATTGTGTGCGGCGCGCCGGCCAGCGGCAAGACAACATGGGCGCGCGCTCATGCGCAATCGGTCATTGATCTAGACGACATCAAGGCGCGCCTGAGCGGCTGGCCGGGAAAGGAAGCGCCGATAAGGTGGCTTGCTCCGGCGCTCGAGGTACGCAATGCACGGTTGCGACAGTGCTCCGGCGCGGGTCCGGCGACGGCGTTTATCGTCGCAGCGCCAGAGCGCGACGAGCGTGCGGCTTGGGCCGCGATGTTAAAGCCTGATCGTCTGGTTGTCCTCGATCCAGGAGAACCGACATGTCGCGCGCGGCTATTGGCCGACGAGACGCGGCTTGCCGTACGCCGGCGTCAATTGAACGCGCTAAGACGTTGGTATGTGATCTTTTCGCCGGCGGAGTGCGAGGAGGTCATAGGCGATGGCAGTCGAGCGAGGCCGGACCGCCGGCTTTATAATACGAGCGCCTGGCGAAAGCGCCGCGCGGCGCATTTGGCGCGCGAGCCTTTGTGTCGCTACTGCGCCAAAGCCGGGCGCGTGAACGATGGATCGCGGACGATGTTCGGCGATCCACAGACAAACGCTCGCAGACGCAGTCCTGTCGTCGATCACATCGAGCCGCATCATGGCGATGTAAAGGCATTCCATCACGGCGCGTTGCAAACGCTTTGTGCAGATCATCACGACATCGTCAAGCAGGGCGAGGAGCATCGCGGCTATGCCCGCACGATCGGCGCCGACGGCTGGCCAGTTGATCCGCGCCATCCGGCGAACGCATAGGCAGGGGGGTGTTAAATCTTCCAGCCGCCCCCCTCACAGACCGGGGTGGCCCAATGTCAAAAAATAAGCTTGGAATTCAGGGAAAAAAGCCCACGCCGTTATGCGGCGGCGTCAGCAGTCAGGATTGAAATGTCAGCAGGACGAAAAAAGCAACTCGGTAATGTCGTTCCGATGGTCGGCGACATTGAAGCCGACAAGCGTATCGTTGCGCGTCACGATGAACAGGCGCGAGAGGCGGCGGCGCGGCTGAAGCCTGCCGGATTGCCGCCAGACGAATCGCGGATATGGGATCTCATGGCGCCGGACCAGGCGCACCCGGAGCGGGTCAGAATCACAAGCGCAACGAGGCATGCTTTCGCAATGCTTTGTTATGCAGTCGCCGATTTTCACCGGTATGACAAGGAATTGAGACGCGTCGGCTATCAGTATTCCGCGGCAACGCGCAACGGTCTGCAATGGAAAAAGCGCCCCGCGCTTAGCGCCCGCGCGGAAGCATGGGACAAGGCATGGCGCGCCATGCTCGATTTCGGCATGACGCCGGTTTCTGCGACGCGCGTTCTGGAAGAGCCAGGTCAAACAGATTTGTTCGACAGTGATGACGCCGCCGCGCAAGACTTTGCATGATATCGATCCGGTTACATCGTGGGCGGAAGATGTCGCTGCAGAAAAGATTGTCGCAGGCCCGCATGTCAGAGACGCGGCCGAGCGCCATCTCAAGGACATGGAACACGGCGCGGAGCGCGGTCTTATCTGGGACGTCGACGAGGCGCGCCGCCGCATCGATCTTTTTCCGAAACATTTTCGCCTTCGCGGCGGCGCCTTCGAGGGCCGACCCTTCCATCTGCATCCGAGCCAGGCGTTCCGCGTAGGCTCGCTTTACGGATGGCGGCTTGAGAACGGCGAACGGCGGTTCCGTAAATTTTACGACGAGGAAGGCAAGGGCAATGGAAAATCACCATTGCTGGCCGGCCTCGGCCTGCAGGGTCTTTGCTTCGATAATAAATCGCGCGCGGAAATTTATGCAGCGGCGTCGAAAAAAGAAATCGCCATGGTGCTATTCGAGGACGCCGTGACAATGTGCGCGCTCTCGCCGACATTGTCGGCGCGGGTGCGCGCGCTCGGCAAGGACCCCGCCTATAAGCTCGTCTATCAGGGGCGCAGGAAAGACAAGCGGTTTTTTCGCCCCATGAGTTCGGACGTAAAGCAATCCGGCCCTCGGCCCTATATCGTGTTGCTCGACGAAATACACGAACATAAAAACCGTACCACATTCGATATGTCCGATCGCGGCCTTGCAAAATCGCCGGTGAATTCCTTGCTTGCAATGGCGACAAACAGCGGGCATGACCGCAACTCGTTCTGCTATGAGCAACATGCATATGCCTGTCTTGTGGCGAAAGGCGATATCGATTGGACCGATGAAAATCAGGTGCACGCCTCGGATCGCTTTTTTTCATTCGTGTGCGGATTGGACGCCGCAGATGACTGGATGACGGATCCGTCGTGCTGGCAAAAGTCCAATCCGTTGCTGGGCGTCACGATTCAAAACGACGATCTGGCCGCGGCGGTCGCGGATGCTCGCGCCATTCCAGGCAAAAAAAACGAGATTGCGCGGCTGCACTTTTGCGAATGGACCGAGGCGCATACGGTGTGGATTCCGCGAGAACAACTCACCGCGTGCGCAGATCGCGAATTCGATCTCGACGCGATGGGCGGCAGGCGTTGCTGGGGCGGCGTTGATCTCTCGATCAGACGCGACATGACCGCGCGCGCGCTGGTCTTTGAAGACGGCACGACAGCGGACGGGCGGCCGTGCTTTGCATTGTGGGCGCATGGATATTTGCCCGGCGGCGTCATCGCCGACCGCGAGCGCGAGGATCAAGCGCCCTATAGACAGTGGACGGAGGAAGGCTTCATCACCGCATGCGGTCAAACGCATATCGATTACGGACACGTTGCGGAGAATCTTGTTTCGGATGCAGCGCGCTTCGACATCGAATACATTGCCATGGATATGCATCTTGGTGATTTTTTATTGGACGCGCTCGGAGAACTCGGCGCGGACGATCTGCCGCTTGTCACGCATCCGCAGGGCACATTCAAGGGCAAAAAGACGCCGCTTTTCATGCCGCATTCGATTGCATTGTTCGAACAACTTGTCGCCGAACACCGGTTGCGCATCGCGTTCAATCCGGCGCTCTGGTCGGCGCTCGCGTCGGTATCCTTCTATAAATCGGCTGGCGGCCTGCGGCGGTTCGACAAGACGAAATCAACGGCGCGCATTGACCTTGCGCTTGCCGCGACGATGGCGGTCGGCGCGGCGCTCTCTAATTATGAGAAAGAGGAAACATCTTTCTGGATGGCGAAGGCTTCATGAGCTTAGCAGATCGCGCGCGTCTGATCGGACGCGCCCTCAGTTTCAAACGCGTGGACTTTCGCGATTTGTTTCGCGACTGGGGCGTCCCCGTCAATAACCTGCCGCGCCGAGTGATGTCATTTGAAGACGCGCTCGGCGTCATGGCGGTTTGGTCCGCCTGCCGCAAAATCGGTAACGGACTCGCACAGGTTCCATGGCGCATCGTCGAAACCACGACCAACAGCAAGCGCGTCTTGCACGATCATCGACTGTCTGATCTGTTGCGTTGCGCGCCAAACGACCAACAGACAAGTTTCGAATTCCGCGAAATGATCGCGTTTCATATATTGCTCGCCGGCGAAGCACATGTGTTTCTGGATCGCATCGGCAATGATCGAGAAATCGCGGAGATGATTCCCATCAATCCGCACATGGCGCGCACGCAAGTGAAGGACGGTCGTGTGCGCCACGCGATAAAGGACGAGCCCGGCCGATGGGTGGAGATCGACAAACAATTCGTCTGGCGCATTCGCGGCCCGTCATGGGACACGCACAAAGCCCTGCCGATCGTCAGTGTCGCGGCGCGCGCGCTGGGGCACTTGCCCCGTGTGCCGCGCGAAGCCGAGGCCGAGCGCCTCCACCCGTTCGGCGACGAGGTCGAGCATGCGCGTCCACTCCGAGAAGACGATCGCCTTGCGCTCGCTCTGCGCGAGCTCGGAGAGCACCGCTTCGAGCTCGTCGAGCTTCGGCGCGACGCGGCAATCGGGGTCGAGGATGTAGGGGCTGTCGCAGAGCATGCGCATGCACGCGAGGCCCTGCTGGAGCCGCTCCCACTCCTCGGGGCTCAAGGGACGGCGGCGCGCCTGCGAGGCGAGGCGCGCCACCTTCGCCTCGTACTCCTCGTAGCGCGTGCGCTGCTCGGCGTGCATCGGCACGAAGTAGGAGTTCACGGTGCGCGCCGGGAGCTCGCCCTCGACCTCCTCCTTGCGCCGTCTCAGCATCACCGGGCGCACGCGCCGGTGCAGCTCGTCGAGGTTGCGGTACCCGATCGGGCGCCCGCGCTCGTCGAGCTCGTAGAACTCGCGATTGAAGCGGAAGAGCGGCCCGAGCAGGTGCGGATCGAGCTTCTCGACGATCGAGTAGAGCTCGTCGATTCGGTTCTCGAGCGGCGTTCCGGTGAGCACGAACGCGTACGGGCTCGCGAGGCGCTTGACCGCGCGGGCGGTCTTGGTCTGCCAGTTCTTGATGCGCTGGGCCTCGTCGAGCACGACGACGTCGGG